GACCGCGCGGCCCACCACCGCGCCGACCGCACGCCCGATCACCACCGAGGACAGGCCCAACAGACCGCCGCCCAAAGACGCGCCAGCCGCCGCCCCCAAAGCTGAAAGAACGAGTGTCGCCATGACCTACCCCTTTGCCGGAAAACGAAAATATCCCACAACGCGGCGCTGCCACGGCGGGGTGAACGGGCTTTCGACGACGCCGTGTCCCGAATAGGCGTGGATGAAGCTGGGCCGCGCGCCGGCCAGCACGCCAAGGTGCTTGGCCACCGCGCCGCGCCGCATCCGAAACAGGATCACGTCGCCCGGTTCGGGCGCGTCGACCGGGGTCAGCAACGCCGCCGCCCCGCGCATCAGCGCCTCGTCGCCCGACGCCTCGCACCAGTCGGGCGTGTAGGCGGGCACCGCGATGGGCTCGCCGCCGATCACCTCGCGCCAGATGCCCCGGATCAGGCCAAGGCAATCGGCCCCCGCCCCCTTGCACGACGCCTGATGCACATAGGGCGTGCCGATCCAGCCGCGCGCGGCGGTGACGATCACGGCCCTCATTTGCCGCCCGCCGCGCTCTGCGCGCCGACCGGCACCGACAGCATCCGGTCTTCGCCGGGGATGTTGGGAAAGCCGCGATAATTCAGCATGTTGTCGAACTTGAGCCGGCAGGTCTTGGTGCGCTTGTCACAGCCCGCCTCAAGCCGCACCCGGTCGCCCGGCGCGATCGCCGCGCGCAGCGATTGCCACAGCTCGACGCCGCGCACAGCCGCCTCGGGCCGGTCGTTCTTGATGACGCCAATCAACCCGACGGCAGCGCCCGACAGCACGCTGAGCCGCCCGCGCTCGAACCAGCGGTCGTCGAAGCCTTGAAGCCCCGACAGCGTGAACAGCTTCTGGTCCTCGGCGGTCTCGACCACGCCCTCGCCGGAAAACCCCGGCCCGGACAGATCGACCCGGCAATCGCCATCGCCCAGCACCGCCGAACAGGCGGTCTGATAGGCGCGGCCCTGCGGGCGGTTCAGCCGCTCGGCCAGCCCGAGAAGCTCGGCGCGAAAGCCGCCGGCGGCGCGGGTGATTTCGCCCAGATTGCCGCGAAACTGCATCAGGCGCTGCTCGGGCGCGGCCCAGTTGACCAGCCAGGCCTCGATGCGCGCGCCGTCATAGCGCCCGGCGGCGATGTCGGCCTCGGTGACCGCAACATCCGACAGCGCCCCCAGCGCCTCGGTGTTGTCGACCGACAGCCCGGTGGTCTGGGCCAGGGCCCGCGCCGTGAGCCCGGTATCGGCCTTGAACGTCACGCCCGCGAAGGTGATGTCGCGGTCGTGGTCGGTGAAGCCCAGTTCCAGCCCGTCGCGCCGCGAAAGCCGCCAGCAGCGCGCCAGCGTCGTCAGCCCAGTCGACAGATGCGCCTGAAAATTCTCGTCCAGCATCAGACCCTTACCTCCACCACCGGCACGTTGGGCACGTCGCCCGCCTGGAACGAGGCCACCGAGGTCTGGATCCGGTCGGTGTCGAAACGCACCGGCACATCGAACTCGAAGCCCGCGGTGATCTCGGCGCCCTCGGCCGGGGCGGCGTCGAAGGTGATGATGCCGGTGGTCAGTTCGATGGTGTAATGCACGGTCTCGACCTGCGGATCGCCCTGCAGCCCGATCAGCACACTGCCCGCCACCGGTTTGACGATCGGGCGCACATAGCTGAAATCGCCCGAGCGATAGGTCTTGGTCAGCGCGAAGTCCCGGCGCTCGCCGTCGCCCCAGCCGATCAACTGGTCGTCGAACGCCGCTGCCGCCGAGGGCAGGCCGGATTTGTGGTCCGACCAGTCCTTCCAGCGAAACCCGAAGAGCTGCCCGCGCCGCGCCTCGAAGAACGCGATCAGCGTTTCCACATCGTCAAGCGAACGCATCCCGACACCCGCGTCATAGCGGCGGCGCGAATGCGCCCAGGGGGTGTTGCGCTCCTCGAACCCGTTGGCCAGCGTCACCACTTCAGTGCGCCGCTCCGGCCCCCCGACTGAGCCGAAGCTCAGCGTCGGCGGGAATCTAACCTCGTGGAAATTCATCGGCTTGTCCTTTCTCAGTCAGGGGCGCCACTGCGCCGCGCCTGTCACTTCGTTCCGGCCGGAATACCTGGTGAGCGTGGAGCCAGCGCCCCCGTTCAACCCCTCAGCCGAACCGCCGCCCGCGCGCGATCATGCGCCCGACCTGGGCCGCGACCTGGCCTTGCGAGCGGCGAAACCCCTCGACGTCCGGGGTCGAGATGTTCATCACCACGTTGACACTGCGCCCGGCCTCGGCGCGCACGCCAAGCCGCCCGTCGGCGCCGCGCGAAAGCGGCATGATCGCCTCCGGCCCGGCCTCGCCCATCAGCCCGGTGCCGCCGCGCATCGGGAAGGTCGTGGGCGAACTGACCACGCCGCCGCGCGCAAACGGCATCACCCGTCCTTGCGCGAAGGCGCCGCCGTTTGCGTAGGGCAGAAAGGCGTTCATCACACCGCCCACCGCCTCGGCCAGCAAGCCGCCGATATGGTCGGTGACCGGCGCGAGGGCGGCGTTGTAGACGGTGTTCACCATCGACTGCCCGACCGTGCGCAGCGCATCCGTCAGCGATTTCGAATCGAACACCAGCCCGTCGATGGCGCGCTTCAGCCCCCGGCTGAGGCCGCCCGACAGGACGCTGACATCGGTGCCCAGCACGTCGATCGTCGCACCCATCCGGTCAAGCTCGTGACTGAACGCCGCCACCATCGCGCCGGCGCCCGCCAGCGAGCCTTCGAGCGCCGCGATCTGGTCGTCAAAGCCGTCGATTCCGTCAAGATCCGCCATCATTCCTACTCCGTTTCCTGTTCCGACCCGAGGTCGGGAAATGCCCGCGCCAATTCATCGAGCCGCGCCCGGCCCAGCGGCATGTCACCGCCGTCGCGCCCCAGCATCAGCATCAGTTCGGCGGGCGTCAGCGCCCAGAACTCGCGCGGGGTCAGGCGCAGCCCGGTCAGCCCCGCGCGCATCAGGCCGGGCCAGTCGAGCGCACTCATCCCGGCAGTGCGAAGGCGCGGGCAAGCAACTGCCCCGCCGCCTGCGCCGCCGCCACCGGCCCGCCCGCGATCTCGGCGCTGGTCAGGTCGCGCGCGCTGCCCTGCCAGCCGCCGCCGCGCAGGCCCGCGACGATCAGGGCCAGCACGTCGCGACTGGAAAAACCCCCGATCTCGAACCGTGCGACCAGATCGACCAGCGTCGTCGTCCCCAGCGCCTCCTCAAGCTCCGCCAGTGCGCCCAGCGTCAGCTTCATCACCCGCGTCTCGCCGTCGATCACCAGCGCCACTTCGCCTGTCCAGGGGTTCGCCATCTCAGAGCGCCGTGAACGAAAGCGCGCCCGCCGAGGCCATCGACAGTTCATAGGTCACCTCGCCGTTGTGGCTGCCCGCGTATTCGATCGAGGTCAGCATGAACGGGCCTTCGATGATGCCGAAATCGGGCACGATGACCTGGAAATCCGGCACTTCGCCGTCAAAGAAGATCTGGCGCGCGCGCTCGTCGGTGCCGGCGTCGCGAAACACCCCCGAGCCCGAGATCGCGGCGGATTTCACCCCGGCGCCGCCCAGGAGTTCGCGCCAGCCGCCCGCGCTTTCCAGCGAGGTCACATCGACGCTTTCGGCGTTGAAGCTGATCCGCGTGGCGCGCAGCCCCGCGATGGTGGTGAAGGTGCCCGCATTGTCCATGTCGAGCTTGATGAGAAGGTCCTTGCCGTTCTGGGCAACCATGTCCGTATCTCCGTTTGGAAGGGTCAGATGTCTTGCACGCGGGCGCGGAATTTCAGGTCGATCCGCCGCACATCGGCATCCTGAACCCGGCGCGCGCGGGCGCGGTGAAAGTTGAGGTAGACCAGCGCGCCGCGATCCAGCGTCAGCGCCGCGTCGACCAGTGCGTCGGTAACCGCCGTGGCGACCGCCTTGGCGGTGGAAAACCCGGCCGCGTCGGTGACGACGCTGACGGTGATCTCGTGCAGCGCGCCGTGGCCGGTCAGGTCAGAGGCATCGCGCACGTCCTCGGGGCCGAGCGAGACATAGGTGCCCGCCACGATCCCCGGCGGCACCGCGTCGTAGATCGCAGCGCCAACCAGCGCGGTGACGCCCGGATCGGCCACCAGGTGCTGATACACCGCCTGTTGCAGCGCGGTGGAAACGCCATAGCTCATGTCGACACCTCCTCTTGCGCGAAACAGGTCAGATAGCGCGCCTCGGGGTCGGCCTCGGTCACCGCGAGGATGCGGAAGATCCGGCTGCCTGACCGAAACCGCTGTTCCGGGCTGGGGCGCGAGGGCGCGCCCTGGGGCGCGGCGCGCAGAGTGATCCGGTAGGACATCGTCGCCACCGTCATCATCTCGACGGCGCGTTCGCGCCCGGTGCCGGGTTTGACCTCGGCCCAGAGCGTGCCCAGCACGACCCAGGTGGTGGTGAAGCCGCCGGCGCCGTCGGCCACCCGTTCGGGCGCTTCCAGCACCAGCCTGCGCGACAGGACCGGGCGCCTCACAGCGCACCCCCGCCGAATAGGCGCAGGTTGCGCCAGGGCTGGATCAGCGCCATGACCGCGGGCGGCGTGTCGCCCGCCCCGACGCCGCGCGCCTCGTAATAGGTCGCCGCCAGCATCAGCATGGCGTGACGCAGATCGGCGGGCACGTCGGCCCAGTCGGGGCCGAACCCGGCGGTAAACGCGATCACCGCGCGCCCGCCCACCGGGATCGGCGGCAGGCAGAAGCCCGTCGCC